TCACAACTTGTAATGAATATACCGCCAGTATCTGTAACTTGGAAAGATTGTGCTAATGGATCATACCAACGATCTACAGATCTCTCACCTACTTCATCACCAGTACGAATAGTATCTGTTTTTATGACAGTGGATCCTGTTAATTTTCTAATATTCTTTTCTTGTTTAGTTGGTTTAGTTTGAACAATAGCATTTCGAGTAGAAATAATATTTTCTTGAACTGTTTCTAATGTTCCAGCAGCAGTATAAGTCTCTTCACCAAACGTATCAGTATTTTCCTGATCATTAGTTGTATTGTCAATTAATGTGAATGTTTTTGTTCCTGTTTCAAATTTTGGATGATTACCACTATTTGGATTTGGAATATAAAAACTACCAATTAAATTAGCACCAAGATCAGAAATTAATCGTTTTGCACTAATAGTTGCAGTAGCACCACTAGTTTCACCTCTAAGTTCCATTCCAGTAGTTGTATATCCATAAAAATCTCCTTGAGGTTGATCTGCTAATGCTTTTGTATCAAGGTTTATTATAGTTGATGTTGCAGAATATGTTGTTGGCATATTTGTAGAACCATCATTAGTAGATGCAAGTTGAACTGTGCCTGGTGTTCCTAAGAATGTTTCAAGACCTGTTGCACCAACTTGAGAAACGTATGGATTTTTTGCAAAAACTTCTGTTGGAGCATTATATGGGCCTGATCTGTGATTTGCTTGTGCTACTCTAAATCTAATCGCAGGAATATCTGTTCCCTCTGCTGGTATACCAGATCCTGGCATTGTTCCAACAACAGTTTCCCCAACTTGGAAAGTTCCATTTGTCATGGTAATTTCAGTTAGTTTTGGAGTGCAATATTTTGTTACCGCAATATTATCAAAGAATCCGTATAACTGTGTAAGTGGTTTACATTTTGTAACTCTAAATTCTACGTTTCTAGAACGCATGTTAGTAATAACATCGCGACTTACAATTCTATCTCCAAGAGATTCGTTATCAAATTGTTCTGTAACAATCTTTCTAGTTCCATTTCTACTTTGATTATCAACACTGAAGGTATCACGAATTGTATCTTCAAAAGTAGTTGTTGTGTTTGTATCATGGAAGACTGAATGGTTAACACTTCTACCACCATTAATCCAACCTGCCTTAATGATTTCTTCTACAGTAGTTGTACTTGTTTCTGTATACTGGTCTTTTCGATCCACTTGCTCTGTTCCAACCCAGTCAGTTTCCCAAGAATTCCACTGTATTGGTGCTAATCCAGTTTGCATGTCAACTCCAAACTCCTGCATAGCTTGTGCCATAACACCAGCAAAGTTACCCTCTTGTTGAATAATCTTTGCATCAAGTCTAGCAGTGTCTGTCCATGTATCTGTTGACGGATTTAATTTAATAGTTGATAACCAGAAACTGACTAAGAATGGTGTCACACTCTCTGTTCTAGTAGCAAATTGTTGACTTAACCATTCAACCTCAGTATAATTTAGTGTAACAACATCACTCTGTTTTAATATATTCGTTCCTTCAGCAGCAAGAAAAGCACGATCAGCTGTAACATCTACACCCTCAACTGGGCCAGGCATAAGATCAATAGAAGTGCAATAGTGTTGTGGTCTTAATTCATTCTTCTTAGTATCTAAACTACACTTAACTTTTAAACCATTAGTCTCTTGTGGTTGAAGAGATGTGAAATTATCAACAAAGAAACCAGATTTAAATTTGTTCAATCCATCAGCATCAGGAATGAATAAACTTGATGTTTTTGTCTCAAGCATAGACAAGGATGTATAATATTCAAGGTTTTTAATTCTATCCTCAAGTTCTTTAATATCACTCATTCTATATCTCTTATATTTTAAGAAATCAATACTTGCTTGTCTTGGTTGGAATAAGAATGGTGGTAATTTAACACTTGCAACTTCTATTGCATCATCCACACCAGTTGGTCTCTCCATTTTTTCGGATGGATCGCCATATTTAACTTGGAATCTTCCAGTCTTATCTAAGAAAATTCTATCTACTCTGCCAACAAAATGTGAAAAAGTAAGATTAATTGATTCATCAGATGCTAATATATTTTTAGCAGAACTTCCAGAACTAGTAAATGTTCTTCCAAAAAATTCAAGTGGCGATCTAACACCCTCTGTAACTGTATAAGTATCTACTTTTGGTCTTATATCAATAGTATCAGTTACATATTCACCATTAATCATTGGAATATCTTTACTATAATCCCAACTATTATATGAATTTCTAGTTGTTATATCTCCATCATCAGTTGAATCATAATAACCATTTGTAAAATATATTTTTAGTTGTTTCTTAGGTGCTTTTGCATTAGATTTTTTAGTAATAAAACCATAATCATAGAAAGTGCTTCTCTGACCATTAGTAAATGTATAATTTGCAGATATATTTTTACTAGTATTATCTAAAGTTGTAATTAAACCTTGAACTGTTGATTCTTCAAATTGTACAATTTCTCCTTCTTCAAATGCAGTTTCATTTTTAACAATATATGTAATCTGCGAATCAGTTACAATTTCAGAAACAGCCGCGACAGCACCACTGTTTTGACCCATTACTTTTTCACCAACAATCAAATCTGTTGTTTTTCCAGATGGCCCATTTAAAGATGTTAATGTCATCTTAGGTGCGGTTGCTTCTGATGTATCAGTTGATTCATAGATACCATGAATTCTAATAATATCTGCTTCGTTTAATATTATCTTTTCATCTTCAACTCTAGTTCCTATTGGGAAATTACCAAATGTTAAACCATTATTTAAAGTTGTTCCACCAATACCAGATCCAGCCTCTTTTGATTTATCTACTACAATAGAGTTTACACGATTTAATTTTTTTAGTTTTGATGTTGGTTTTGATTTTTGAAGAGTTGCAATCAATGTTGCTCCACCTACTGCTGCTCCTAAACCAACTATTTGTAAAACTGTATTGCCTGAAGAGAATCTAAACATGTCATCATTCAATGCCACAGTTGTTCCATCAGGTCTCATGACAACATATCTTTCTTCGTCAAAGGGTAAAAATGTTTCATTTGTACCAGCAGCTAAAGCAGATGAGAATTGACCCAATCCAGTATTAGAATTAAGAGCAATATCAACAGTAAATTGTTTTCTAATTGTTATGGTTGAACTAGAGAGATCAACATCTGATATAAAGGCTTTTGGTAACAATGAATATAATCTATTATCAACAGATCTTTCTAATGGTGATGACTGAAGTTTTAAACTAGAAACTTGTGTTCTGGTTGCTGGAACTTCATTACTAACAACACCAGTTACTGCTTGAACACCTTGAATAGTTACATCATTAGTTCCAACTGCAGTAATTCTTGCAAATGTTGGAACGTTATTATCTAATCCACCAAATGATAAAATATTATTTACTTTCAACCCACCAGGAAATAGTGAACTTTCACTAGTAATTGTGCATATTCCTGAATGACTTGATGATATACCTGCATTTCCAAAATCAATAATTGGTCTTTGTATTACATCTCCATTAAATGATTTTGCAAAACCAACATTACCCAAATCAGGGCCACCATAAATTGATTTTACATCTTGCATTCCATGAGATGTTACTGCAACAGCAACACGATTATTATCAATACCATTTATGACAAATGGTTCATTTTGAACAAACTTACCAGTTACATCATATACATTTAAAGATGTGCTATTACTAACAGCATTAACTAAGAATCCTGAAGCACCACTATACTTTCCTTTAATTTGAGTTGGTATTGTGAAGGTATCTGGTTGAGATAAAGTTATCTTGGAGAATAATTGAATATCGTAAAGTGATGCATCCCATTCATTTAATGCAGAGTTGGATGTTGAATATGAACCAGACTCTAATGCAAAATCATAAACTCTTGCAACACCAATCTCACCACCACCAGCAGTAGTTAAAGCACTACCTATTCTTTGATCTCTTAAACTCACAACGTAAGTATTTCCAATTCCAATCTGTGGCACACCTTGAACATTATTAAGCCTTACTGCGTTTCCTGTTTTATATGCAACACCTTGATTTTCTAATGTTTTTGAAGTTCTTGTTTTTGGGCAATCTATAAAAGTAGAACTTATAGTTTCTACTTCATATCCCTTGATAAACGCTTTACCAGGTGATACTTGATATACTGCAAGATCATCATTTGCTAATGTTCCACCTTGAGTGAATTGACCAGTTTGATATACTCCATTATTACCTACATTATCATTTAAGGAATCTTTCAGAGCAATACCAAAACTTTTAACCATATAATCACCAGATTCAGCATATGTTCTACGAGCTAATTCATCTCTAATAAGACCGTAATTTGTATTTTTAATTTGAGATCTTAAAATACCATTATCAATAACTGCTAATTCGACAAAATTAGAATCATTAAAATCATCTAATGGTTTAGCAAATAAACTTACAGATATTCTTAAACGATCAGCACCAGGTGCAGCGTAATTATTAAAACCTTTTGAATTGTCTGCTAATGTTTCATCTTCATCAGCATTTATTATATCTTCATCTATTCTTAATCCGATTCTAGCACTAGGAGTATTTGTGTATTGTGATAAAACAATTGTTTCATCTTGAACCTGAACAAAGTTACCTCTTATAAAATATACACCATTTGATATTGAAAAAGATGCAGCAGTTGATGTTGCATTATTTGGAATACATGAAGCAAACGATTCACCTGTTGGTATAAAAGCGTTATTTTCAGGGCCTGAAACAATATCACTATCTGCCAATAACAGTTCACCATCAGCAAAAACTTTAATACTACTATCTTCGACTCCAGAAGACATATATGAAATATAAAGTGTTAAATTACCATTCTCACTGTTCTCAGACTTGAGAATCTGTTTAATTATAGCTGTTACACCTGTTGTTGCACCAATTATCTTTCTATCAATTAACTGATCAATATAAAATTCTACAGGAACTCCTAAATGACTATTATTTAACTCTACAGCAAAATACTCAGGAGAATATGCAGTATTACCTGGTATTACTTTTGCACCTTCTTTAAAGAAGTGTTGGCCAAATTTTTCAATTTGATTCTGTAATATAGACTGGAGACCTGTTAATTCTCTTGCTTGTACAGGATAACCAGGCTTGAAAAGAATCTTTTGATAATTATCATTCGCATCGAAATCATCAAAATATGGTGAAACGTTAAGGTTGGTTTGTTGAGCCATAGTTAATTAGAACTGTAATATTATTTTGATGTCTTCTTTTTGGTTGGAAGATCTTGTGATAGATGGTCTGTGATCAACATAAATCATATTTCCAGAATATTTGTCAACTTCTGGATTAGAAACTCCCTTAGTAAATGATTGACCAAGGTAATAGGTTCTATTATTTAGAGTAGTAGAAAGGCCTGAAAATACAGTGCTGATCGATAAATTAGAACTACCACCAATAATAGTCACACTTCCACCTGAAGATGGTTCAGATGTAAATCTAGTGGTATTATAACTTGGAACATTTAAATCTAAGTGAGATGGTGTTAGTGCTGTGCTAATACCACTTGATCCTGCAGTAGCAAAACCTGCGATTGTTCTATCTTGCCAATATTTCAAAACACCAGTTGTCTGGTCGTAAGAAATAACTCTTCCAACAGCTGTTGATCCAGTGGCAACAGTTTGTCTTACATAATCATCTGCAGTAAATGTTACAGAACTGTATCCAGTTCCTGCCAATCTTAGTGCATATGCAGCACTAGCTTTATCTAATGTAAGTATTTCATTAGAATTGAATGCTTTAGGGTTCTCTAAAATACCTATTCTAGCAACTTGGTTTCCAGTTATGAAATCTGGGTTTTCAGCATCATTCTCAATTCTTGCATACAATAAAGCATTAGTTGCACCCAATTCTCTATAGATATCAGAACCATGACCACCAGGTGGAGGAATAATTACATCAAGAGTTGGTTGTGAAGTTGGTGTTGGAACAGATCCAGCAGATAAATCAACATTACCATAAGTGTATCCAAATCCTTCGTTTGATACAGTAACACTTTCTATTTGAGCATCATTATTAACAACAACAGTGCATTCTGCATTGAATCCATCACCTTTAATTGGAACTCTAGTATAAGTTTGGTTAGCAGTTCCTATACCAGTTCCTCTATTTTTAACAACAACAATTTTTATTCCACCATCTGTAGCGTTATTCTTAACAGCAGCGTCTGAAGCATCGTTTCCCCAATCAGCTGGAACTGGCATGAAATCAGTAGAATCAAATTTGATTAAATCTGCAGGTTTAATACTATACAAATACTTCCATATATAACCGTCTCCAGAAGTACCAGGTGTTCTTGGTTCTAAATCGGTAAAGGTTGGTTCATCAAGTGATGGTTTTCCATCAGGTGTTTCTGGTGTTGTTCCATTCTGTAAACAAATATAAACTCTAAAATCACTGTTAACAACAAAGAAGTTTGCAGTATACAAAGATGTTCCACCAGAGTTTGGAGGTGCATTAGAAATACTGTAATCGTGTCTATAGTAATCATATGTTGTTCCAGAGTTCCAGTTCAATTTTGGAACAATTTGTTTTACATCAGTAGATGTCACCCTTTTCACAGCAAGCATAGTATCGTGATAATCATTCATATTATCAAAATTATCAACTGGTGCTGGAGGATTTGAATCCCAATCACTTTGATACGCGGTTGGGTTGGGTAAACCAACAAATGCATAATAAGAGTTAGTCGAAGTGGATACACCAGCAACGAAATTCTTTGCGTTTAATATTCTTATTTGATCAGTTATGATAGCCGCCATGAACTTTGGTTACACTTTTTTTATTTATTTAGACGACATAGTTCTCAGATTTAAGAGCCGCCTTTCTCTTAATCTGTGGCCCAGTCTTAATACCAGTAACACCATTGGTAGTATTAACAGTATATGC